TTAGTACATAATTGTTCGGAAATTATGGAGACGACCAACGCTGAAACAACAGCTATTTGTACGCTTACTAGCATCCCAGTTCAAAAATATATTATAGATGGAGTTTACGACTTCATAGGATTGGGTAAAGTAGCACGTTCAATAACAAAATCATTAAACATAGCTTTAGAGGTTAACGAATATTCAACACCAGAAGGTAGAAAAGGTGGTTTAGAACAAAGAGCATTAGGTATTGGTATACAAGGTTTAGCAGATGTGTTTGCTATATTAAAATTACCGTTCACTGGTGAAATAGCTAGACAATTAAATAAAGACATATTTGAAACGATTTATTTTAATGCTTTAAGTGAATCTTGTGCTTTAGCTAAAAAAACTGGGTTAACGTATGATGGTTACGAGGGTTCACCAATTTCTGAAGGTATTTTCCAATGGCAAATGTGGGGGTTGACTGAAGATAATTTATCTGGTATGCATGATTGGAAAGGGTTAAGAAAAGACATTAAAAAATATGGTGTTAGAAACTCTTTAGTTACAACATGCCCACCAACAGCTAGTTGTCAAGTTATTGATACTAGGATTCATACTGAAAGTGGTGTTAAATCATTTAAAGATATATTAGAAGAAAACAATATTGATTGGGAACAATTAGAAAGTATGAATCTACAACAATGGTTAGATTTAAAAGCTTTTAATGTTAAAACAATTAATGGGTATGAAGAAGTTAATAAAATAAAGTATAACGCACATTCTGTTGTCTATAAAATAGAAATGGAAGATGGGTCAATTTTTGAAGCAACTGAAAATCATAAATTCAAAGTAAAAAGAGGTAATGATGGAATATGGGTTGAAGTAATTGATTTGGTAGCCACGGACGATATATTAAATATATTTGAAAAGTAGTAGGTCGTTTAAGTGTTGTGTACGTAGTTAATAAAACATATAAAAATATCTAACAAACCATCACCATTCAAAATTGAGTATTGGTTAAAAAAAGGTTTAATGAATAATGAATCTATTGAAAAAGTAAGGTTACATAAATTAAAGTGTGGTAGGACTTTAGAGAGTTTTATTTTTAATCATGGCGAAATTTATGGTCCATTAAAATACCAAGAATTTTGTGATAAAAGTAAACACACCTTAGAAATGTTTATAATTAAATGGGGTGAACACGATGGTAATTTAAAATGGGGTAACTATATAGAATTATGGTCTTCGGATTCTGAAAAAATAAATAAAGAAAAAATAAATAAAATTTTAAAGAATAAATTATGAAAATAAAAAAAATAACTAAGGGTGATATAAAACCTACGTGGGATATTGAAGTACCAAACGTGAATCATTATATAATGGAAAATGGTTGTGTTAGTCATAATTCTGCTCGTGTAATTGGTTCAAACGAAGCTTTCGAACCGTTCACTTCAAATCTTTATGTTCGAAGAGTGACTGGTGGTGAATTCGCTATGGTAAACAAACACCTAGTTAGAGATTTAGAATCAGAAGGTTTATGGAATAGAGAAATTCTTAGTGAATTGATAAAAAATAATGGTAGTGTTCAAAACATACCAGTTATTAGTTCAGAGATGAAAGAAAGGTATAAAACAGTTTGGGAAATTTCCCAAAAAGCGTTAATCGAAATGTCTGCTGATAGAGCACCATTCATTGACCAATCGCAAAGTCTTAATATTTTCTTTAGTACACCTACTGTTGGTAAATTAACTACATCACATAATTTGTCTTGGAAATTAGGACTTAAAACTGGTCAGTATTATTTAAGGAGTGAGTCCGTTGATATGAAAGCTAAACATTTAGCTATTGATATGACAAAACAAAAACAAGTAGAAAAACCTACCGAGAGTCAATTTGAGTGCGTGGGTTGTTCAAGTTAATAAAAGATAAACAAATTAAAGGGTCCAATAGGGACCCTTTTTTTATTTCCCATATTTACTTATAAAAATTGTTTAGTATGATATTTATCAAATAAACACAATTATGGCAAACGGTAAATACATAAATATAAATTATCCTTTTAAGAATAGTAACAAAGGTTTTTTCTTAGATTTAAATGATGAAGATAGTCAAGCGATAAAAGCCGACCTTCTACATATAATATTGACTAGAAAAGGTCAAAGACTTTATAAACCAAACTTTGGTACTGATTTATTAAAATTTATCTTTGAACCACAAGATGGGATGACATTAAATGGTGTTAAAGAAGAAATTAAATCAGTAGTAAAACTTTATTTACCAAAATTACAATTGGATGAAATTTTGGTTGAAGAATCAACTGAAAGCGAATACGCTGCTGTGTTCACTTTAAAATATACAATAACAGATGCTGTTTTTACAACATCAGACATAGTAGTAGTAAAACTATAAATAAATTATGGCAAATCAAGGAATAAATTATACAGCAAGAAATTTTGCTGATATACGTGCAGAATTAGTCGATATGGTAAGACAATATTACCCAGACATATTTAATGATTTTAATGACGCTAGTGTTGGTATGATGCTTCTAGAGTTAAATGCAGCTGTAGGTGATATGCTGTCAGTTAATACTGATAGAATGTTTCAAGAAACACAAATAGATTATGCAAAAGAAAGAAAATCAGTTTTATCTATGGCTAGAACTTTTGGTTTAAAAATCCCAGGAAAAAGACCTAGTATTACTATTGTTGATTTTAGTATAATAGTACCTGTATTAGGTGACACCTTTAACTTTTCTTATGCACCAATTATCACAACTGGTTCCCAAGTTTCTGGTGGTGGTAAAATTTTTGAAACAACAAATGATATAGATTTCTCAAATCCATTTACTATAGGTGGAGTACCAAATAGATTAATTTTACCAAATTTTAATTCTAATGGTACGTTGGTTAACTATACTTTAATAAAAAGGGAAATAGTTACAAATGGGTATTCAAAAATTTATAAAAGAGTTATCACACAATCTGATGTTAGACCATTTTTAGAAGTTATATTACCAGAAGATAATGTGATTAGTATTGAATCTATTATAATGCTTCCTGGTACTAATTTTGTTGGCACGCCTAATATTTCTGATTTTGCAAACATAGAAAATAAATGGTTTGAGATGAGCGCTTTAGCTGAAGACAAAGTGTTTATTTCTGATTATTCAAGAATAACAGATAATTCTGGTGTAACACCAGGAAAATGGATAACAACCAATAAAAAATTTATTAGTGAATATACTGATTTAGGTTTTACTAAAATTACATTTGGTGCTGGTACCCAAGACACTAGTAGTTTATGTGATTTTGATACTAATAAAGAATTAGTAAATCAAATTGGTGATTTTATAAATAATTTATCTTTAGGTATTGTACCAAACGCAAACACTACTATGTTCATAAGATATAGATTAGGTGGTGGCGCTGATAGTAATATAGGTCCAAATACTTTAAATTCTGTTGGTCTTTTAAATTTAACAATCAATGGTCCAAACGAATCAATAAATCAAGCGGTTAGGAGTTCATTAAAAGTAAATAATTTATTTCCAGCGTTAGGTGGTAAAGACGTTCCTAGTGTTGAGGAGATTAGGAATATGGTTAAATATAATTTTTCGTCTCAAAACAGAGCTGTAACCATTAAAGATTATCAAACTAGAATTGCTCAAATGCCTGGAAGTTTTGGAATACCTTTTAGATGCGGTGTAACTGAGGAACAAAATAAGGTTAAAATTTATATTTTAGGTTTAGATTCAACTGGTAAATTATCAAATAATTCAACTAGTGCCTTAAGAGAAAACATAACAACTTATTTGGCCGATTATAGAATGTTAAATGACTATGTCCAAGTAGGTAATGGTAGAATAATTAATTTGTCTTTTGAGGTGGATTTGCTTATTGATAAAAAAATGCCACAATCGCAAATCATCAGTCAAGTAATTACCGAGGTTAAAAACTATACGGATATTAGTAAATACCAAATGGGTGATAGTATTTACATGTCACCATTAATAGAGGTTATTAACAATGTTGGAGGTGTTATAAATGTTTTAGATGTTAGAGTTTTTAATAAAGTTAATGGTAACTATAGTTTAAATGAAATATCACAAGAATATTTTGACGTAACAACTAGACAAATTGATTTAGGTGAAAACTATACTTTATTCGGAGAATCAAATAGTATGTTTGAAGTTAAAACCCCAACGTTCGATATTGTTGTTAGAGTTAAATAATAGGGTTTCCTTATTTGTATGTTATAACTATATTTGTTAATAACAAAATAAAAACAAATAAAATGGGATGTAATTGTAAAAACACCGATGGGGTTAAAGAGTATAATGTACTAACACAAAACGAAGGTGTAACCGCAACGATAGTAAAATACCTAGCAAAAACCCTAGGTTTTTTAGTTGGTATGTTATTATTACCAATTATAATGTTAGCCATAGTGTGGTTTATGTTTGATACAATAGTATTGAATAAAGATATTGATTTAAGACTTGTAATTAATAAATTTGTGAAAGCAAATAAATTTTTTATGAAAGACGACGATGATGATTATGATGATGATGATGATGATGATGAATTAACTGAAGAAGATGTAATCATGGTTAACGTAGAAGATATAACAAATAAAAGCAAATAATTAAAATATGCCTAACAACACTGTTAGAATTAGGACTACACCTAATGGTACCGATAAATATTTAAAAGTAAAACTAGAACAAGAGTTTGACTTTATTGAAGTTCTTTCACTAAAGATTTCGCAAGAAGAAGCGTATAGAAATTTTTGTTCTGATTACGGTGTGATTACTGGTAGAGTAATAATTAACAGTGGTTTTGGTGTTCCAAATGCTAGAGTTAGTGTTTTCATACCTATTGATGATATTGATATAAATGACCCAAATATTAAAGGGTTATATCCTTATGAGATTATCACGGATAGAGATAGTGATGGTATTAGGTATAATTTGCTACCTAGAACTTCTGAAACAGATAATAACTGTTTTACACCAATTGGTACTTTTCCAAATAAAAGAGAAGTATTAGATAACCCAGAAATGTTAGGTGTTTATTGTAAATACTATAAATTTACTACAACAACAAATTATGCTGGTGATTTTATGGTTTTTGGGGTACCAGTTGGTACATATACTCTACATGTTGATGCGGATATTTCCGATATAGGTATTGCGTCTCAAAGACCTTATGATAGCATTAGCCAAGGGACTCCATTGAAATTTTTCGATTCACCAACAAAATTTAAAGGTGATACTAATTTAGATAAATTAATTCAAGTAAAATCATCTAATATTGGTGTAAACGTACAGCCTTTTTGGGGGGATATCGATACGTGTGAGATTGGTATAACTAGGGTAGATATTGATTTAAACTACTCCATAACCCCATCTGCAATATTTATGGGTAGTATATTTGGTGACCAAGATAAAAATAGTGTTAATAAAAATTGTCGACCTAGAAAAGATTTAGGTAACCTTTGCGAACAAGTTGCAAATGAAGGTACTATTGAAATGATTAGAGAAACACTTGACGGCACTATCGAAAGATTTGATGTTGAGGGTGGAAGAGTTATTGATGAAAACGGTGCTTGGGCTTATCAAATCCCAATGAATTTAGATTATATGGTTACCGATGAATTTGGTGTTTTGGTATTGTCTGATGAACCAAACAAAGGTATACCAACTAGAGCTAGTGTTCGATTTAAAATTGGTATGGACCAAACAGGTGGTGAAGGTAGACTTAGAACTAGGGCTAAATATTTGGTACCAAACAACCCAAACAACGAAAATGAAATTGACTATGAGTTTGGTGAAAAAACTAAAGAAAGTAGTTTTAGAGATTTATATTGGAATAAAATATATTCTGTTAGTAATTTTATTTCTAGGTTCCAACAGATTACACCGTTTAATTCTGGTGGTTCACGCACTAGAAATATGATGGGTATTAAAGATGTTGATGCCTGTGCTGGTGATAAAACACCGTTTCCTTTTAATAGAGTAGGAACCCAAACATCACCTATTTTTTTTATTATTTGTTTGGTTATTAAAATTGTAGGTTTTTTAATTTATATAATTAATTCGCTTATTATACCTTTAATTAATGTGGTGTTAAAAGTTATAAATCTTTTAATTGAAGGATGGAATTTTTTGGTGGGTGCTTTATGTGATGCTAGTAAAAGAAAAATATTGGGGGTTAAAATTTTTGGTTTTCTTAGTTTTTTGTGTAAATTAATAATTAACCCAATTAATTACATACCTTGTATTTATATTCAATGCCCAGCAGATGATAACCCATCTATTTTTGCTCCTGGGTGTAGCAAAGGTGGTTTAGATGGTGGTGCGGCTTTTGATTCTTCGGTTGACCAAGGTAACACACCAAAATATTATGATGGTGATAGTTTTGGTCATGGTGGTTTCGGTGACTTATGTGGTTTGGATGATTGTGTGGCTTTTCAAATGGCGCAAAAATTAAATCTTTTTGAGTTTGATTTTTATAATGATTGGATAAATGGCTCATTATATACTTTTTTATTAAAATACAAAATTAGACGTAGAAATTCAGAAAGATTCTGCGAATATGATTGCAGTGATTTTAAAAACTATACGGATAGTACGACTGTTGATGGAAACAAAAATGGTGTACCAGATAATAATTGTAGGAGTAGTCACCTATTAGATACATGTTTTAGAGGTGATAGCGGGGACCAACAATTTGAAAATAGAAATGTTTTACTTAGAGAAGGTTTAATTAAAAAGAAAAACAATGAGTTCTTCTATGCTGCGTCAACACATAACGCTAGTTTTAAGTTATTCGCTACGGATATTATTAATTTAGGTGCGGTATTTAATTGCGACTGGCAAGGTGTACCAAAACTACAAGAGCATTTAATACCTACAACATATAAAATACCACCAGTTATTCAAGAACTTGCAGCGGATAACACAACAGTGTTAACTACTGGACAATGTGATGTTGATGGAAACACACTTGGTTTATTTTTTAGTATAAATTGTTTAGGTTTACATGTAAATACTAGGCAATGTATGAACATTAGACATTTATGTGAGTTTGGTGTTGAAATTGATGAATATAGAGGTGTTAATAATGAAACTGATGGTGTAATTGGTTTAAGAGATTTAGATGCTGATGACGTTGATAGACCAAAATGGTTTAGAGATGTTTTCTTAGGGTTAAATTCAACAGTTAATTCATGGAATTTACAATTACCTTATACCAGTAATTTTAATTTATTTGATGAGAGTGTATACGATTTTACCAGTCCAGTTGAAAATGGACAGGATTACGTTAATTTTAGGAATTATTCGATGGGTAATAGTCAAGTAGGTCAATATAATTTTGGTCAACCAAAACATTCGTATTATTTTTACTTTGGAATACTTCCTGGTAAAAGTGGGTTAGAGGTTATGAATCAAAGATTTTTTACCGCTTGCACAGCAAAAAATGATTTGGAATTTGTGATTCAAATATCTACAACACCAACTACAACTAATGAAACAACAAATGGTACGGCAACATTCACATTTATTGGCGGTGACGCACCATTTACTGCTACAACTAGTGGTGTTAATGGTTATACTAATATAACAATTGTTGGTCAAAATAACACACAACCAACTGGAACTTTAAATAATCTACCAATTGGTATTTATACGATAACAGGTAACGATAACTTTGGTTCGCCAGTAACACAAACATTTATAATTTCTGGCCCACCACCATTATCGGTTGATGCTTTCGTTAGTCAAGATTGCACAACAGCTGCTGCTTCTAATGGTGAAATAACAATCATGTCAATTATTGGTGGTGTTGGTAGTATTTATAGTTATACTCTTTATAATAGTAATGGTGCTGTTGCTAGCGGTCCGCTTAATATTACTTCTGTACCACATATTATACAAGGTCTGGCGGTTGATGTTGGTGTAAATACAACTTTTACTGCATTCACTGGAAACGGTTATACAATGACAGTAACCGATGGTATTGAAACAGTGTATTTAGTTAATTTAGTTTTAAATGGTGCGACACCAATTACATTAACACCTACAGTTACACAAATTTTATGTTATGGTCAAAATACGGGTATTATAAATATAAATGTTAGTGGGGGTACACCACCATATTCAGCAAATACAACATCACCTAACGGTTACGTTGGTTCTGGTTTTAATTTGCTGAGTTTATCTGCTGACACATACACTACAGAAGTAGTTGACATTATGGGTACGCAAGCTTTTTCAACTAGTGTTTTGAGTTATATGAACCCATTCATGGAAATTGAATCAGCCTCACTACAAGATTTGGAAAAACAGTGTGACCCAAATAATTACCATATTGATTTATTTGTTACAAGCCCTTATTCTGTTGGTTCAATAGTTTATTTAGATTATGTTATTGATGGGCAACAAATGCCTGACGGTTCACCATTATGGCAACCAACACCGAGTAATATTTATGTTAATTCGACAACACCGTTAAGTATAATAATACCAGCATCAGTTTTACAAGATGAAATTATTTTTAGGATGACTAATGCGGCTAAAACATGTTTTAGTCAAGAAGTTTATATAAGTGTTTACGATATTAAATTACCACCAAACTTGTTAAGTATTAACACTACAGGTGTTAACGCACCTATACAATTAATAGGTCCAAATTTAGTTAAGTTTAAGTTTAATGTTAGTCATTTATTGTTAGGGCAAACATTAAGAGTACCTTATACTGTAAGTTATTCAGTTGAAGGGATTAATTCAGAAGGTGCGTTGATTATAAATCCATCAACATTACCAGTAATAATTACAAATCAACAAGAAATAATTGGAAATGTGCCACAACCAAATAGTCTACCAGCAACAACGGTTATTGTTACAATAACCATAACAGATAATGTAGGTTGTATTTCAAACACTATTAATATTTCTACATAATGAATATAAAAAATATAAATAAATAATGAGTACTGATAGAATAATAAAAAGATTTGGTGTTGAAAAATCTAAATTAGCTACAAATACTGACGCTTTTTTAAAAATTAGTATTGAAGGCGATGAAAGGTTATTACCCACCAATGAAATTGATAGGATAGTCAATGTTGCCGATAGGTTTAATGTTGAAAGACAACGAAGTAAATATTATCGATTAATCGGTACGATAAACCCTTTAATCAGCAATCCTTTATTTAATTTGAATGACTCATTATTAGCAGATAGAAACACATTAGCTGGGTTTAATAATTTAGATTTTCTAGATTGGTCATACCCAAAAGACGGTGATGTGAATGATGATGGTGATTTTACATACGCTAAATCAATTAAGTATTATTTAAAAGAAAAAGATGGTTGGTTTGGTTATTTTGACCCAGACATTACAAAACCAATGTTATGTAGTTATTATGATATGGAACCAAAAAGAGAACGTTTTTCTTTTTTACCAGATATCTCACCATACCATTCTCCAACTAGTCAACCAGTTAAAAATTGGGAGTTGGTGGTAACCTACCCAAACTCAAGTGATAAAACACATAAATTAGTTAATGGTGGTTTATTGATAGTTGAAACCCAAACAACAATAGTTTCAACTAGACCAATGACAGCTATTGGTATGCCTTGTTTGCACAACCTATCGATTGGTGATATAGTAAGAATAAGTGGAACTAATGGGTATAATGGTGACCACGAAGTATTTACTTTAGGTTTAAGTAACGGTGATTACAAAGATTATTATTTTGTGATTGATGTTCCAAATACTGGGACAATAAATAATCTATCTAGAATTAAAAAACTAGTAAATGGTGTTGAGTCAGAATATTATTTTAGAAAATTTAGAAAAATTAAAACTAGAGCTACTGCTGTTATTGAAACTGATGATTATGAAACATACCAAGTTGGGTTCAGCGAAAACTTGTTTAACGACCAAATAACTCAATATGTTTTTAATGAAGATATTGATGTTAGTGATTTAACTGATAATTTAGGTAGACCGCTTAGTGAAATTTATTTGACAATAATTAAAACTGATAGTAATAATTTATTTAGTAATGTGTCTTCTGGTATTGAAACACCTTTTATTAATCGTTTAAACACTAGTAATATAAACCCTTATTTGTTAGATATCCCAGCAATTAATAAAATACACAACGGTGGTGCGTTGCCTTTCCAATCACATACACCATTAGAAAATAATGTTAAAATTACTGACAACAATGGGTTACCAAGTAATATTGATTATTATGGTGATTTAGTTGAATACAATATTGAAATATTAAATGAAATAATTTTAGCAACTGTTTCTCATAGATTTAACACAATAAGTAGAGAAACACCAGCAACGATTAGTTATGTTTTATCAACACCAACAGACGTTAATGGTCAACCGACATATGCTCAGACCAATTTGGGGCCTAGGCAAGAAGGGTACCATTATCAAGCACATCACCAAATTAAAATTAGAGATTTTTCTAACTATGTTGAAGAAGGTGATGAATTTACTGAAGGTATGCCAGATTACGTTGTAAATATGGGTGATGGTAGATATTTATGGAGGGACTTATTAGATATTGGTTTCAACCAAACAGATGAAAGACCATTGAACTACCCATTTTTAAATGGTAGCCATTATATGTACCAAAATCATTGTTTTTATTTAAGAAGACAAGACCAATTTTCTTTATGGAATCTTTACTACGGTAGGTTTCCAGCTGACCCAGTTGGTGAAAGAATAACAGATAAATTTACAGTAAATACAGCTAATCCAGATGTTTGTTAATAAATTTAAAATAAACCTATCAACACTAGCTAGTGGCTCAACAGCTACTACTATTAGTTTCCCTATTAATATGGAATATCAAATTGTTGATAATGCCGAACTTATTGAAGAAGTTTTTGTTAAAACTGAAATAGAAAATTCAATTAACCCAATATTAGACTATGATAGAATTAGGTTTTTACCTTTAGATTTAGGAAATAATCAAATAAATAAAATAATTTATGATGTTAAGTTGTTCGACACAGCAAATAACTATGTTGATTATTATGGTTTTATTGGTTTTGATAATAATGATATAAAATTTAGGAAAAATAGTTTTAAAGAAACATTTTTAAATCTATCTTTTTATGATAATGATAACCCATTAACACAAAAACTAGTAACTTTTTTGACTCTTTATGCTAATTTGAATAAAACTGATTATTTACCTATTTCTACAACAAATGGTATACCTGGACAACCAGTTGATGTTTCACAAATACCAATTAATTTTGTGGTAGAAAACCCATTACTTAACCCTAGAGGTTTTGCTGAAGGTTTTCATTTATATGATTACAAAGATAGCTTAGATATCGGTGAATCAAAATATGTTTATATGAGAGCTAGTTTTAAAAACGCAAAGACTGGTAAATCGGTAAACCTTATGGTTAAAAATATTGCACAACCAATCGACAAATTAGTTCATGAATTATATACAAGATATAAAATGACTAGAACGTCTAGTGGTTATTATTATGAAATAGATAATGTATACCATGGTAATACAGGTACTAGTGGGTCTAATAACGTAACTTATAATGGTAATACATGTAAAGTTACATTGTATGAAATAAAAGCAACATAATGGAAATAATTAAAAGAAAAATATTGCTAGAAGATAGTATTGATAGAGGTAAGGGTAGCAATAAATGGGGTACCATTACGGCATCTACTTTTTATTTGAATGTTTTATTAACTCAAAATATTGATGATATGGGGTTATTTGTTAATTCAGAATTTATCTCACAAGACGAGGAAAACACATCAGTTGATTATAGTGTTTTAATTTCTAAATTAAATACTTTAGGTTATTCTTTTCCTTTTATGCTTGGGGCTGTGCCTCAAACATTAACAAATTTGTATGGTACCGATAAAGTAACGGTTAGGTTACCAAATTCAAGTGAATCGGATTATTATGTTTTTGGTAATTTACCAATTACTGGTAAAACTGATAGTAAAATTGAAGACGTAAAATCTTACAAAAGTAACGACCAATTTAGGATTAATTTTAACACAGCAACAGAAACTTATGAAAACTACAATGATTTAACAGTTATGGGTGTTGATAGGATAAAATCAATGGGTGAGCCCAAGATTTATGTTTTTGATACTGAAAACGATGCTAATTTAGGTACTATGAATCAAACAACAGGTATTCAATACATGGACTATAGTGGTGATACTGAAATAAATATTAATGGTGTTTTAGGTTTAATACCTTTAAATACTTTTAGGTTTATAGGTGAAGGTTGGAATAAAACAAACATTTCTTTATCTGCATTAACCAAAGAAGAATATTTATTTGGTGTTATTTCTCAACCAGAAGTACAAAGTGATGTATTTATAGATAGAGGTTCAACTAGTGTGTTGGATATGCATTTAAAATTATCTGAAATAGGTAATATTTCAGCGTTAACTAGATACGGAAATGGTTATTACAAATTAAATAAACAATAAAAATATACTTTTTAAAAAAAAATGTTATATTAAGTAAAAACAAAACATAAACCAATTAAAATTTTAGTGGTAGATAAAAATAACAAAATTATTAATAAACAAATATAAATGTATTTTGCAACAGGAACATATGGAATAGTTAGACCAGCAGATATATCACCAGAAGACGTAGAGATATTTTATCATTTTACACCATCTAGAGATACAATCGGTGATGAAAAATTAAATAGATTAGACCCATTAGAAGTATTAATAAAAATAGACAACCCAAACAAAGCGCAATCAAATGTAACTGGTTTTGAGGTTTTTGGTGGTATGTATACACTTAAATTACCCGTAGCCACTTTTGGTGTTAAAGGGTTTTATACTATAATTATAAAACCCATTGAAATTAGAACATCAATAGTTGATGTTGGTGTTTTATCGGCTTATCCAGATATCAAAGGTTTGGTGTTTGATATGTCAAACATCCCAGCAAATTTTTTAAATAGATTCGAAAATAACGGTTTGGTTGGTTATAGGGTTGAATATTTAAATACTGATAGTTCAGCTAATTCGGTTAGTGACGTTAAGATAAATAATTTTTTTAGGGTTATCACCACAAATAATAGAGCTGAACCAGTTAACCAAAACCTTACTAATTCTAATCAAAAAGCTATTAGATATAGATTTAATGATAATTCAACACTTACTTTTTGTACTGTATCGCCAGCTTCAGCTCCTAGTGTAAAACCAAATGCGTTACCTTTTATCGGGCAACCAAACCAAAAAGTTATTATAACCAATACTTACTTTAACCCAGTTATGCTTGAAGTTGAGATGGTACAACATGATATAGAAACAATCGCATTTGCGTTATTTGGTAATCAAAGCAAAAGTCTTGATGATGGGATTTATACTATATACAATTTCAATAACGATATTTACAAACAATACAACTTATATGAAATAAAAGATAAGTTTACTGGTAAACCATTATTTGAAGTTAGAGAGGAACGTGCTAGTATAGATTTTAACAAAACATTTAATAATATAACAACAATCTAATATAAAAAATGAGTGATAACATTAAAGTAGCTGGATATGTAAAAAAAGAAACTTACAACGGTAATATAGAGTATAGAAATTTTAGCCCAGACCTAGTTGGTCTTCAACTAACTAGTGATGAGGCGTTGTTTACTATGGGTAATTTTTCTATCACTACAAATATGGACCCTAAAAAAGATAAGTCTTATAATACTGGTAAATTTTCTGATTATTATTCTTTAGAAAACTTAAATTTAACGGTTCAACAAACACAAACCCTTTTAAATAATAACGCTGGTGTTATATTAAATTTAGATAAAACTAAATTAAAATATTATGCTATGTTTGGTTCTTTAGTTGAATTTGTGCGTGTTAGTCTAGAAGAAATAATAACTAAATGGCCAGCATCTTTATTTTTATCTCCTTTCATTATTAATAATATAGGTCAATCAATAGTTGATAACACATATTCTGACTATTCTTATGATTTAATTTCTAATTCTGCAAGTTTTAAAATAAACACATCGTTAATCACCAACAAATTCAATATTAATTATTTAAAAAATGGAACTATTGTTAACACATTTAATGAAACAAACGATATTAGAAATTTAACCGTTAACTATGGTTCGTATGTTATATTAAGAGATAATTTAGAATATGATGTAATAGGTTTTACTGGTTCTACCGAATTAACTAATGATTACGTTTATTTTAAAGTTAAAGGTGATGTTTTTTCTGGTCAACAAACAACAATTAGTTACCACATAAAACCTAGTAAGATAAATGAAGATTTATTTTTCAATGGTTTAAGTAATTTTGAGGGTTATTTATTAAATAGAAAATCATCTCCAAAATATAAAGCAACTTTTAATTCACCTATTATTTCAGAACAAGGTATAGTACTTTACGTAGATAAAGACATAATTTGGCCAGTATCTGATGGATATAATATCGATTTCAATAGTGGTGAATATATTGATTATGCTTCAAAATTACTAAAAATTTCGGAAGATAATGACTTAAGTAATAGTAATTTAATGAATAGATTCTTAGTATCTGACTCTATTTCTGATTTTGACACAACCCCAGTCCATTTAGCTGAAGAACATTTGGATACTTCTGGTCAAAAAATTAATAAAACACTTAACATTTATGGTAGGTCTTTTGACGATATAAACACATTTATTTATAGTGTTTCATTTGCGAATGTTGTTACTTATAATAAACAAGATAACATGCCAGACAAATACTTAAAAGATTTGGCTAGAGTCTTGGGTTGGGATTTAATTTCTTCTATTTTAGAAAATAATTTATTGAAGAATTACGTTAAAACTTCAAAATCAACATATTCTGGTGAAGAAGTTGGTTTAACCGACATTGAAGCCGATGTCGAATTATGGAGAAGAATCATATTAAACTCTCCTTGGATATGGAAATCCAAAGGTGCACGTAAATCTGTTGAGTTTTTACTTAAATTTATCGGCACACCAAAAGGTTTAATAGAGTTTAATGAGTATGTTTATTTAGCGGATGCACCTATAGATACTGAACTTTTCCAAAAAATATTACGGTTAAACAATTTAGATAGTGATTTGAGTAATTATCCAATAGATAATGATGGTTACCCTAAATTTTTCGAAGACAACCCAAACATGTATTTCCAATCTGATGGTCTTTGGTATAGGGAAACTGGTGGAAGTGGTTCAACAATGGATAATCTAAATGGTAATAACCCACACGTTGGGCCATACGATGGTGGTAGTAAATACATCAACCAATTAAGAAAACTTATACCTAATTTTTCGGCAGTAACTATTACTGCTGAAACAATATCTAGTGGGTCGACTAATTTGTTTATTAATTATGATTTAGGTCAAATTACTGATTATGTTGGTGACACTTATGTGGACGTTATTAACATTGATGGTACAGACTTAAGTGATTGTATTGTATATACAGCCGAAATAGTAAAAGACCCAATACCAGAAGATGTTTTAACAGCTTGTGGTTGCCCATCTGATTTAAGTGATGATGCTTTAAGCGTTTGTATTAAGAAAATAGAAAAACCACAATTAAAACCATGTAGTGAGTTTTCTTTAAAACCAAAAAAAAATGTTAATACTGGTTATTATGTTTTCAACTATTACCAATATAACCAAGATGGTTCAGTGTTCGAATCAAATGGTCAACCCATAATTAGAACATCTATTTTTACTGACAGAGAATGTTGTAAAGCACTAAACGGAAAATCAGTATATACTGAAGTTGTCAACCCAATAACTAGTAATTTAGAAAGCGGTTATATTTGTTGTTTTAGTGAAAACTGTGGGTGCAGTGCATCGTGTAATTGGGTATTAAATAACGAACCAGTATATTTAAATGACGATGCTTTTTTATCGTTTATAACTCTTTACGGTGTTGGAGTAAACAAAGTGACTTTACCAGACGCATCAGTTTGTCCAGTTGGGTGGACAACACCTGTGCCAAATATAGTAGACCCATTTACAAATGAAACAGGTGTTGGTTGTAAATTAACAACATATGGTTTACAAAATTACCAAACATTAGTAACTTTATTTGCAAATAGGGCTGATAAGGGTGATTGTTGTAATTTTAATTGGCCAACATTATCGGCACCAACAATAATTTATAAATTATATGATAGTCTAATAGTTACATTTAAAAGCGGTACAAATATTTATCCGTTTACATCAGACGATAACCTAACTGTTAAATGTAAAACCCTTAACCCACTTAGTTATTACCCACTATCAAGAACGGTTGGGTTAAGTGGTCCAACAACATTACCATGGAGTTTTAGTCCAATAACTGTAGGTACCCAATTATATGTGTCAAATGCTTTAGGTGCAGCACCGTATAATACATTAAATGGTAATTTCTCAATTGATGTTACTAATTTAAATAGCACAACAAACACTGGTTTACAATTAAAACAAAAATACGTTATTCAGATTAATAACGGTGTAGTTACAAAAATTATTGATTTTAATACGCTACCAGCGTGTTAAAAATAAAATAAAGAATACTTATAATAAAAAAATAAAATGGGGATAAACCTAGCAGACATAATCAAAGGGTGTAATGAATTTTGGCGTTACGTTATAGCACAAAATGGTTTGGTTAAAAACACAGACGGTACTATTTCTGTATATTTACCCAATAGTAACGGTTTACCATCACCAACATATGTATCGCAACAATGTTGTAGTGTTTTGGGTGAAATAACAAACGAACCATATTATTATGATTTAGATGCTCAAAAATGTAGATGGTCTGATAAATCTAGTATAGGTTGTTCGGATGACCAACCATTTAAAATAGTCTTAAACCCAAAGGGTAATGATGGGACTATTTTCTATCTTCAAGATGATGAAACATGTTCTTTGGTTGTTGATTTTGATTATTTGTTTAAACTAGATTGCGAAATGCTTAGTAAAACGCTAACACAAACTAGTGTTAGCGACCCAGATTTAGACAACCGAATTTTTACTTTAAACCAAAAAATTGATGAACAAACAGTTAAATGTGAGGAAATAAAAACGCAGTTAATTTATTTGCTAGACCAATACGATAAAACAAGTTATTCAATAAAATGTGATAGCTTCCCATCTATGACAATAATTGATTCGGAAGCAATCGAATATTTGCCAAGTGAAACTATAAACCCAACACAAACACAAAAAGAACCTTTTACTAGAACTGGGTTTAATGGAGGGTTAGCACCTTTTTCTTTTCCTAGTGTAAAATACACTAGTGTTACTTTTTGTTTAACAACTGATGGTCTTACTATTTGGCAAAATATTTTGGGTCCTAATAAGTACCAACAGTTTTTAAATGGTGACCCATCATCTTACACATGTGAAAACGTTATTAATATATACAATCAAAATCAAGCATTATTATCAATAACTGGAAACATTAATCCGCTTATTTTAGAATGTAAAACACCTTTTGGTGATAAAACAGAAATTAAAAATAAAATAGATGTGCTTGTGATTAAACAAACTGAATTTAATGATTTATTACTAACATTAAAAACAGATTTGGATAATTCAATAACACAGCGACAAGACTTAACTGTTAGTTGTGGTACACCGATTGGTGTTATTGAAAATTTAAGTGTTTCTATGAGTATAGATGTTGTTGATGATAATGGTAATCTAACAACAGCTTACGAAGATAATTTTTTTCCATCTATAGGTGCTGGTAATTTATATAATTATTTATCTTCCAACCCAACAAATAGTGGTTTCTTTGTTTGTGGTGAACCTAGCGCTAACGAATCTTGGGCTAGTGGGTGTACACCATTAAGTTACACAGAATTATTACCACAATTTCAAGGTAATGATATGGTTAATGGTCAAACAAATGTTTCAAACTGTTTAAGGGTTAGAGATTATATTCTACAAGAGTTATTTAACCAATCTGAATTAGGCGGTCAAACAAATGGTCAATCAGTATTTAATAATTCGTTATCGCCAACAATATTATCTTCTTCGTGGTTACAACATACCAGTTTTATTAATGATGTTGACATAATTAATATGATTACCAACAAAAAAATTAAGTTAAGTCTTAATATTAATAGTAGTTGTGGTGATTTTTGTGTTATGATTGATAGGATTTCGTTAACAAAACAATGTGTTGATGTTGATAGTACTAACCTGTTTATCAGTCAATCACCAGGTTTTAATATAACTAGAGTTGTCGACAATAAAAAATCTTGGGTAAATAACACTGATTTAGTAAATAGAGAATTTGATATTAAAAACGTTAGTGGTTTTAATGCTATTAGACAAACAGATTACGATGTGTTTGATGAAAGATTGGTAATTAACACCAAAGAAATTGATTTAGATATGAATATCGCTTCTGCGGTGGAACACGATGTTTGGTGTTATTTATCAGATAACCCATGTTTATTAACTGGTGTAACATATTGTGACCCATGCGTTTTTTGTGGAAATTACAATTTTCAAGATGGTGAATGTTTTAATTTTCAAGATTCTAATGTTTACGATTTTATGGACGGTACATCAAATAACTCCCAATTATCTACACAACCATATTGTTGTGGTGATAACCAAATAGATTTTACTAGTTTGTTTACAACTGATTTATCAACAATTAAAACAATTGATAAATTTAAAAAATTATTAGTTTCTGAACTAATCAACGTTAAAAATAGACAAACAATATCTGGATATCCAACACTTAAAGCGTTATATGAAAGATACTTAAATAGTTTAAAATATTGTCCCACAGAAAGTTCTGCTTTTGACTATTATACAATGGACCAATTCGCTAACCTTATAGGTGATTATTGGGTTGATGTGATTGAACAAGTTATTCCAGCAACAACAATTTGGGGTAGCGTTAAAATTTATACCAACACAATATTCGACCAACAGAAGTTTAAGTATAAACAATATTCCTCATTATTTGGTGGTAACCCTTTTGAATATTTAAACGTATTAAGTCCGATAAACGGAGTTTCTGGTCAGTGTCAAAACATTGATGTTGTTATAAGAGTTATTTCAACACCAAAAGAAGGTGAAATAACACTAAAACCAGTACCTACTCGTTTAAACAAACTTTGTATTTCCCAGATGAATTGGGGTTCTGAATTTATAGGTAGCGTGGTTATTATAAAGGGTAGAGATTAATAAAAAGATAAATTTAAAAACAAGTGCGTTTTTATTTAAACGAAATAAAGACCTTATTTCAATAAAATAATATATTTATATATAAAAGAAAATAAAAAATGAAATTAACTAGTAGAAATACAGCCCCTTCAGTTGGTTTGGATGATGTTCTCCACATTGTTTTGGTAAATGACCAATCACAAGACCCTAACGGTAGTTCTTATAAAGCTACAGTTCAACAACTTTTGGATAATATAACTTTGCCCACTGATGTAACAGTTACAGGTGGTACTTACACAAATGGTGTTACTACTTTTACCAACAATACTGGTGGTACGTTTAGCGTAACTGGTTTCTCAATTGGAGATACTATTTGGGTAACTGGTTCAGCGGGTGTTGGTTCAATCAAAGCTATTAACGGTACTGGGTTAGATGCAACAGGTGACTATGCAGTCGCTGAAGGTCGAGGCACAATAGCTAGTGGGAATTCTTCACATGCTGAAGGTAATTCAACACAAGCTAGTGGTGGAGCATCACACGCTGAAGGTGAATTAACGCAAGCTATTAGTTATGCGTCACATGCTGAAGGTAATTCAACGGTAGCTAGTGGTGGAGCATCACACGCTGAAGGTCAAAGCACAACAGCGTCTGGGGATAATAGTCACGCTGAAGGTGGTGCAACGGTAGCTAGTGGTGGAGCATCACATGCTGAAGGTAGTGATACAATAGCTAGTGGGAATTCTTCACATGCTGAAGGTAATTCAACACAAGCTAGTGGTGAAGCATCACACGCTGAAGGTGAATTCACGCAAGCTAATGGGAATTTTTCACATGCTGAAGGTAATTCAACGGTAGCTAGTGGTGATTCTTCACACGCTGAAGGTGAATTCACGCAAGCTAATGGGAATTTTTCACATGCTGAAGGTAATTCAACGGTAGCTAGTGGTGATTCTTCACACGCTGAAGGTCAAAGCACACTAGCTAGTGGTGATTATTCACATGCTGAAGGTCAAGGCACGGTAGCTAGTGGTTTTACATCACACGCTGAAGGTCAAAACACACTAGCTAGTGGTAAATCATCACACGCTGGTGGTTCTGGCAGCACTGCTCTTGGTACTTATTCATTTGTTCATGGTTTAAATTCAACAGCGGGACAAATTAATACGATTGTTTTAGGTGCTAGTATTAAGAGTAGTGTGGCTAATTCGACATATGTTGATAGATTAAGTATTACAACATACGGACCATACGATGATGACGCTCAAGCTGATGTAGATACATCGATGCCTTCTGGTGGTCTTTATTTGTTAAGAGGTTCTAGAGCAGTTTATCTAAAACCATAATATTATGCCTAAATTAATTAAAAACATACAAGGTGAAGTGTTAACGAATGTTATAGATAATATTCGTTATATTTCTAATATTACAGGTGAGATACAACAAGAAGATTTCATTAACTTGAACGGTTTTGTCGGATATTTACAGAATTTAACAAAAGCAGAAGAAACAACTGCTTTGACTATTCCACAATCTTTTGGTTTACAGAATAGTTATAATAAAACAATGATTACGCTAGAAATAAATTACTAATGAGACATCAAGAACCAATATATGTTCAAAATGAAAATGGTGCTGTGAGAAACAAAGATATTCTGAATGTCAACATGAGTTCAGATATTTGTGTTTTTCAAAGCCCACAATATTCACTTAGTGGTGCATCTAAAATAGATTGTATTGGTTCAACTAGCGGTACTTCTTATATTATTACCGCTGCTACACAAAATATTCCTCTAACATTTGATTTTACAGCAAACACTAGCTCTTTTATTGACACTAGTGCGTTGTTTAGATTTGAAATCTATAAATATTCAGATATTTTTAGTGGGTTTAGTTCAACACCTGTATATAAATCAGAAACACTAAATTATTCAACATTTAGTGCTACCAATATGACTACACAATATGTTCCATCTAGTGGTTTAACACTTGATGGTGAATATATAATTAAACCATATTATTCTTTTGGTGTATGTACTGATTTTTTGGGTAAATTAAACAAAAATGTCGACACATCAACATTTATTTACGGAACAGAATATGGTATTTACAACAAAAAATTTGATTATTATTTTATGGCGATGAAACAAGCCGAAACACCTATTTTAACCCAAAATAGTAGCAACTCAGCTGAAATAGGTCAATTAACGCAACAAGTAATTATACCTAGTGATGGGCAAGTAACCTTTAATGTTCAAAATGGTGTTATTGGTGATTTTGTTGTTACGTTAAATGGTTTGGTTTTAGCTCTAGGTGAAGATTATTCTTTTTCTGGTAATGTAGTATATTTGAGCGGTGAAACTTTTTCTAACGACATAATTACAGTTATTTATTCAACTAGTGGTGGTTACAATATGGTAAGTGATAACATAAATATAAAGACACCTATTGTGAGTGGTGTAACAGATAGTCAAGGCTCTAGTGAGGTTTATTTTAACACAAATACTGATAAATATGAAATTTATACTTCAATAACACCACAGGATGGTGGTAGTGTTATAGTAATGTTGAATGGAGCTACGTTAGCTAATAATATAGACCACTTCCAATCAATCACTAACCCAAAAAGAATTATTCTTCAAGGCACAGTGATAGTTAACGATATTATTACAATAGTGTATTTTCCTAGAGCCACCTCTTCTATGGGTTTAAACACAAACACACCAATTGTATCTTGGGGTATAAGAGAATCACCAACTATTCAAAATGGTTATTTTATTCTAGAGGTATCGACTGGTGATACGTTTAATTCATTATATTATAGTGGTATTACAGATTATCAAGTTGGTATTAGTTATTATAGTCAAGGTTTCATTGCTAATGGAACAGTAGGTGATACTTTATACTATAGAGTAAAAAATGAAAAAAATTACACAACTATTTGTGGTGATAACGTCAACAGTACAGCATATAGTGAAATAATTCCAGTAATAATTCAAAGTAATTCGATAAATTCGTATTAATATTATTTACTATTGGATATTTATAAGTAAAATAAAGAAAAAGACATTTATAAAACATGAGTTACATAATTAAAAACACAAGTCCGTTTGTTAGCATAAAGTTAACACAAAAAGGACGTGAGCAATTGGCCCAAGGTAAATTAAATTTTAATTACTGGGCAATTGGGGATTCTGAAATTAACTACAATAGAGAAGCTATTGTGGATGCAAACCCTACTGACGCAACATTATCAGCAACTAGTGCTGTGTTCAGACCATTTGATAGACAACCAAATATAAAGACATTTATCACACCAAAAGGTGCGAGCGACCCATTCCAAACAGTTAATGGTTCAGTTTTAAATGTTGTCAAAGCAATTGTTAACAATGAAGCTGACGAAAGAGGGTTTTTTCAACGTTCTGGTTCAACATTTACAACGCTTACAGGGTCAACTTACACACCATATTTTACAAACGTATTTAATTCAGTTTTTACAGGTGGAACTAGCTTTGCTATCACAACTACCAACATAAATGTTGGTGATATTGTGTTGATTAAATTGGCGAACGATACAATTGGTGATATTATCAATAATGAAAATACTAGAGCGCTTCCGAATCTTTGGTTCAAAGTTAAAGCAACTGGAATTGGGTATGTTACTGTAGATAGAAACTTACCAAATTTATCTGCTCAAACTTCGTCAAGCCAAGTTATTGTTTATAGAGGTGGTGAGGTTTATGAAACTATCGCTACTGGGACAACGACAGCTTATTGGGATTCTGGTACTTTGTCTTTTGATTCAAACGTAAACGTTACGTGTCACGATGTCCCAGTTTGGAATATGAATAATGTTTGGTGTGAAGATATTGCTGGGATTACTGGTTTGTCTATTACTAATGAATACGAAAACTACACTAAGTTTGGTTCGTATAGATATTTAGGTTCTAAAAACCCTTACATGGAATATCTTTGTCAATCAACTGGCCAAACACTAACATTTAATTGTAACGGTCCAGGTTTAAGTTATCCAGACGATGTGGTTAAATCTATTTCTATTATTCACTACACGAATAATACTATATCTAATTTATATGGTGAATTCTTTTACACTGATTCAGTATCTGGTAAGTATTTGAGTTTGTATATGCCAGATTTAATGTATCATAGACATTCTGGTGCTACTGGTAGTGGAACATCTATGGGTATGACGTTTATTGCGACAGGTGCAACACAATTAATGTCTAATAACGACATTGAATACGTTGATTTAATTGAAAATCCTACTTCGATTGCCTCGACATCAATACCTAAAGTGGTTGGTAGGGTTTACCCACAATTAAAAACATGTGTTATTCATGATGATGAAATTGTTGCTGCAACTTCTTATAAATCAAATAGAAATTGGACGCTCCCAGAATTAGCTGCAACCTTACAAGCACCTACTGGTGGTACGTCTAATGGTTTATTAGCGGTAAACGACACAATGTACTTAACATATATTTTAGAAAACACTAGGGCTACTGGTTTAACGACTTCTATGGCTTGCCAAGAATATGTTAAAATAACAAATAACACAGAATCATCTAAAGATGTTTCTTTTAGAATAAATCAAATGGATTTATTTCCTTACATGCGTAAATTAGAAACTGGTTATGATGGTTATGGTTTTTATGCTGACAACTTCAAATTAGTTTATCAAATGGTTCAAGACCAAACTGACCGTCCAGACCCAGGAGCTTGGAAAACTTTTGATTTTACAACCACTGCAATTACTGGTGTTGTTGGTGAAACAATTGACCCTAAATTATTAGAAGGTCAAACACCAACAACAACTGGGTTTATTATAGATAAATTAAAAGATATATCAGCAGATATATTTAGTGTTATCGCTGCGTTAAATTTACCAGCAAACACACAACCAGAAGAATTACAATTCGGTGATGAAAGATTCTTTTATGGAAATTTAACAACATTCATCGGTGCAACAATATACAAAACAATCTTCGATATTAGAGTTGACGCTAGCCTGTTTAATACGACTACTAACCCAACTAGAAGCAAAGATTTGTTAACAAACCCACCAAATATTAAAATTACTGAGGTAGGAATTTACGATGCAGATAAAAATCTTGTATGTATTGGTAAATTATCTAATCCAGTTCCTTTAGTTAGTGGTAATATAATAATGATTGAATTATCAATGGACTTTTAATATGGGATTTAATAACACTGCAACAACACTTACGCTAACGGCTAAGTTAACTCCACTTGGTAGACAAAAAATCGTGTCTACCAATAATGCATTAATCAAAACTTTTAGTTTTGGCGATTCAGATGCTAATTACCACACTAACTTAACACTAGGCACGGGTGAAATACCTGGAATTGGTGGTGATATTGGTACTAACGCTACAATTAGTAATAGTACAACACAATCTATTGGTATGAAAAGTATGCTTATAGTAAACTCTAGCGGTATGTTAACCAAACCTGTTTCTTCTCAATCAATTAATGTTTTGTCCGAAATAATACCTAATGGTGTGGTTACAGTTGATGCTGGTAATTTATCACAATCTTTAGTTAATAGAAATAACATAGCTACTGATAACTTGGTTAATTTATTTTATTCATTCGGTTTACCTTTAAATACTAATGATGATACAAAATATACTGGAGTTACTTACACGAATGGTGGTTACTCCAATACTGCTTTAAGTGCTTTTAGTGCAACAAAAATACTTGTAATTGCAATAAATAACAATAACTACGGTGAGTGTATTGATGGTAAAACATTTAAACTTGAACTACCAACATCTGCTGGGACGTATACTATTTATTCTACCTATTTAGGTGGTAATAATACATTGATAACATTAGATAATTTTATCTCAGATAACGCATTGCAAACTAACCAATTTGGTAATAATGTCGCTGCTTTGGTTTCTGATGATATCATGAAACCAAACGGTGGTGATGTATCTAAAAGTTGGGCTACAGGTTATAATACGGAAAAACCTTTCTCATTAAACCAAAAACAAACATACAATTTTCAAACAAATTCTAATTTAGGTGTTACAGCCGACACATTGGTTGGGATAGTTTATTTAGACAAAGGATTTGCGGTAATTACAGACCAAACAATAGTAAATAATTTTAATCAATCTGCTTCAACAGCGACGACAGTAATGTTTAATAGTGTTTCAACAAATGTATATCAAAGCATAACATGTATAGCTGACAGAGGTGAGTTTGGTTCAACAACAAACCCTACTTTTGATATTGGAGATATACCTAGAATTAGTGAGGTTGGTTTATTTGATGATGTAGGTAATTTAATTGCTGTAGCTAAAACAGACCGTCATATAATAAAAAATGTTAACGAATTTTTGGCTTTGGGGATAAAAATAACTCTTTAAGGTTTATTTTTTTTGTTTGTGTGTTAAATTAATGTAAAAAGCGTTATGATTAAAGAACCAGAATTTTTATTGGCGTTAATACTGGTGAAAAACACCCGAAAGCAAAATTAGTACAACAATTTGATATGGATAATAATTTAATTAACGAATTCAGTTGTTCAATTACAGCTAGCGAAGTATTAAATATACCAGCAAAAAGTATAAGAATGTGTTGTGGTGGGTTTGCAAAAACAGCATATGGTTTTAAATGGAAATATAAAAATTATGAAAAATAAAATAGAAAAAGAACCAGAATTTCTTTTAAGTCTGGATGTATCAACTTCAACCATTGGTATTTCATTATTTGAAGATATGGGTAACAAGGGTAAATTAAAACTCTTACACCATGTATCTCCAAAAGTTAAACCAAAACCAGAAACAAAAACGGAAGAATTGTTTAGGAAAATTGAAATATTTGAAAATGAGTTTCTTTCACACTATAGTGATTTTGGTATTACTAGGGTTGTTATCGAAGAACCACTACTTCAGTCTAACAATGTTTACACAATTGCGACCTTATTAAGGTTTAACGGGATGATTTCAAAATCCGTTTACGATGCTTTAGGTATTGTACCAGAGTTCATATCTTCTTACGATGCACGTAAATACGCATTTCCAGAACTTATGGTCGTTAGAAAAGCAAAAAAAGATGGAACACCTTTAGCTGATAAACAAATAGCTAAAAACGCTCCTGTGTTGTTTGGGGGTTACCCATTTGATGTTGACAAGAAAATGGTGATTTTCGAAAATGTATGTGATTTAGAACCGCAAATAAAATGGATTTTAGATAAAAAAAATAAACTAAAAAAAGAAAATTTCGACATGAGTGATGCCTATGCTTGTGCTATAGGTTATATGAATAAAATAAGTGTTTGGCCTAGGTAAACCAAATCAAAATTAAAATTATTTGGAAAAACAATTTTAATTTCGTACCTTTGTCGAATGGCAATGTTATTGGTTAACATATTAGAAAGTTTTTTAGGCGAAACTAGAAAACATAATGAAGACACTGGGCAAATCGCATTTGATTGTCCAGCATGTTCTGCTGAAAAAGGTTTAATAGATGGTGATGGTAAAGGTAATTTAGAGATTAACTACCAAATGAACAAGTTTAAATGTTGGTCATGTCATGAAGTTAACCATATGCGTGGCCCAGTTTTAAAACTTTTAAAAAAATACGCAACACCTAAAAATATTCGAGATTATTTATTGGTAAAACCAGATGCTGAATTTATTACCAATATAGAACGTGAACGAGTATTATTAACATTACCAGAAGGGTATAAACGATTATCTGACTGCACAGAAAAAGACTACAAAGCAAATTTAGCGTTAAATTATTTAAAAACCAGAGGTATCACAGATGATATCATAGATGAATACGATATTGGTTATACTTATCGTGGAAAATTCTTCAATAGGGTAATCATTCCGTCTTACGATTCGGAAGGCGAATTAAATTATTTTATTGCTAGATGGTTTGGTAAAGAATATACAAAATTAAAGTATCTAAATCCAGATGCTGAAAAACAAGAAATTATATTTAACGAAGGGCGATTAAACTTAGATGCAACTATTTATTTGGTTGAGGGCGCAACTGATAATATAGTAACACCAAATTCTATCCCATTACTAGGTAAATTTATCTCAAACAAACTTTTAGAGTTATTACATGATAAATCATCTGGTTTTGTTGTGATTGTTTTAGATGGTGATGCGTGGGAAGACGCTAAAATTTTGTATCAACAATTAAATTTTGGTAACTTAAGAGGTAGAATAAAATTAGTTAGCACACCAGAAGGTTATGACCCATCTAAGATTTACGAAAATTTAGGTAATAAGGGTATAACTAAACTCCTTATGGGTGCTTTTAAACCAGAGGATAAAGATGTATATTAAATGGATACGAAACCATTGTCCGTACTAGTTGCAAAACCATTAGACACTAAACTACCCCATACATTTTTTGCGTCTGGTGATAAATAATTGTCAGAATATAATTTTTTATGTTCTTTGGAGAGTGTTCTAATAATATATTTATATATCCCTTTACCCAAACCTTTATTTCTAAATTTATCATAGAGTACCACTCCAAATATTTTATAACCATCTTCAAAGGGTTTAAGTCTAAAACCACCCATTCTTTCGTTTTCATAAAAAGGTATAAAAACTAACAAATTATTCACTATTTGTCTTTTTATTTTTATCTTAGAAGTATCAATTTTTTCGTTTTCAGATTCCAATATTGCTTTTCTAAATTGTTCTTTAATAAAATCTTTCATGGTATTCTTTTAATATAAATACTTGCAATGTAGAATAAAATTTCGTATCTTTGTAATAAAAGTAAATATGAGTAAAGCTAAATTATGGGAAGGGCCAGTATTTCTAGAGCCAATAGAACATAAATACCATCACAGGGTAACTGGTAAGACTTATAAGTCGGTTACGACAACCCTTTCATCGATTGAACCGCACTTTGATTCAGAGGGGGTGTCAGCGGCTATCGTAAACCAATTAGATAACGTTAAACAAGAACGTTATCTCGGTTTAACTCAACAACAAATACTTGATTTTTGGCAAATGCTTAATGATGAAGCTAATGTATATGGCAATAAGGTTCATGATATTGTTGAGCGTTATTTATTAGCCAATAAATGGTATTTTCCAACAGATGATGAAGAAGGTGAGTTTGAACAATGTGTTATAGATGGTTTTAATGGGTTAAAAATTGATGAGGGTATAGCAATGTGGCCAGAGCGTATATTATTTTCTGAACAATACGAGTTAGCTGGTATGTCTGACCTTATCATAGATATTAATGATAAATACTTTGATGTGTGGGATTGGAAAGGTCTACCTATTGACACACCAATATTCACAAGTAATGGTTGGAAAACTATGGGTACGTTATCAAAAGCGGATAATGTTTATGATATTAATGGTAAATTAAGTAAAATACTACACACATCAGAAGTTAAAAATAAGACTTGTTATGAAATAAATTTTGATAACAATGAGAAAATAGTTTCAGATTTTGAACATAGATGGTTAGTTTCTTTTTATAGGGATAAGGTTTTTAAAGATAAGGTAATGACAACCGAAGAATTATATCATTATGTAAAAGAATTAAATGATAGTGGTAAAAGATGGTCACATAAAATTCCTAAAATTAAAATAGCTAAACCACTAAATAATGATATTGTTAATTTACCAATTGACCCGTATCTTTTTGGTGTTTGGCTTGGTGATGGTCATTCAGCTGATGGGAAGATAAATAATATGAATGAAGAGATATGGTCTGAGATAAGACGTAGAGGTCATGAAGTTGGTGAGGATGTTAGTCAAGGTGGTTGTGGGAAAGCTAGTACTAGGACAATTTTTGGTTTACAAACTAAATTACGTGAATTGGGGTTGTTAAATAATAAACATTTACCAGAAATATATTTACATGGCTCGTATGAACAACGATTACTTATTTTACGTGGTTTCATGGATAGTGATGGATACTATAATAAAACTCGTAAAAGGTTTGTGATGTCTACCACAAGAGAATGGCAATCTAAAGCATTCACACAATTGATTAGTAGTCTAGGTGTAAAACCAACAGTCATTTATTATAAGAAAAAAGCAAATGGTAAAATTATTGACGTTATTGATGTTTTATTTAGTACTAAATCATTTAACCCATTTTTGTGTCGAAACCAAATAGGTGTAGAATATGGATTAACTGATAATGGAAGTTTTAAAAACATAGTATCAGTTAATTTAGTTGAGTCAGTACCAACTAGGTGTATTGAGGTTGAAAGTGAAACTAAAACATTTTTGTATGGTGATACATTTTCAGTAACACATAACACAAACAGAGAGTTTAACTTCTTCAACCAATATGGTTATGAAACATTATTTAAACCTTTTGACCATTTACAATCGTGTCAATGGTCGATTTATACTCTTCAGTTAAGTGTTTACACATATATGTATGAATTAGAGTTTCCTGGGCGTAAATGTAGACAAATATGTATTGGGTATTGGGATAAAGAGAAAAAAAGTTTTGAAAAAATTCAAATTATGTATCTTAAACATGAAGCAAAAAAACTTATTGAAATGCATCACTATAATTTAATGAAAAACTTATAATATGATATTAGATGAAAATTTTTTGAAATTACCAAAAATCGTTGACAGATTGACGGTTAAAAAAACTACAATTATACAAAAACCTAATATTGAAACGTTAACTAAAGAACAATTAGAAATATTTCAAGAGATAACTAAAATTTCGACTAATGTGTTTTCCCAATCTTTATTGACGGGTTATTCTGGTACTGGTAAATCTTTTTTGGTGTCTAAAATAATTGAAGAACTGTTATTTACGAAAAAATCGATTAGGATAGCAATAACTGCACCTACAAATAAAGCGGTTAGAGTGTTAAAAAATCTATCGATGATTAGTGATGATAATGCTAGGGTTGATTTTATTACGTTACATTCATTATTAGGTCTTAAACGTAATATAACACATGAGGGTAAGGAAGAATACAAGCAATTATTTAATGGCGGCAACTTGGATGAATATAGTGTTGTTTTAGTTGATGAAGTTTCTATGTTAGATAATGAACTTTACTGGGTTTTAAAATCTCAAGCGGAAATAAATAAAATAATGGTTTTGTTTATTGGAGATAGAGCTCAAATACCGCCAGTTAATGGTGGTGAATCAATTTTGTTCAGTAGTTTGTTGGATAACAATTACAATCTAACTGAAATTATTCGTCAATCTAATGGAAACCCAATAATTAAGTTGGCTGAAACTATTAGACAAAATGAAAAGTTTGAAAAAGAAACTATAATGGATGAAAACAACAATGGGGTTGCTTATTTGAAAATAAACACTGAAGAACCATTATTAGATATGTATTTTAATTCTGAACATTTTAGAGAAAACGCTAATTTTGTTAAAGTATTAGCTTGGACAAATAGTGCTGTTAATTATTATAATTCTAAAATCAGAACATTAATTTATGGTGAAAATTGCGGTAAATTATGTGTTGGGGAAAAAATGGTTTGTAATAAACCTATCACCAACAGTAAAAACCAAGTAATATTAAATAATAACGATGAATTTGAGGTCATATCTTTTGTTATGAAAAAAGAAACTAGAAGTTATGATTTTTCATATTATGAAGTGACTATTAATTGTGATGGGAATATCCTCAAGATTAAATTATTGGCCGAAAAATCTGAAACCGCTTTTTCTAAACAAGTTAATGTTTTAAAAAAAGCCGCTGAAAACGCCAAAGTTATGGATAGAAGAAGCGCTTGGACAAAATACTATAAATTTTTAGAAAGATATGCTGATGTTAAATATAACTACGCTTTAACCGTTCATAAATCACAAGGTAGTACGTTTGATAATGTTATAGTTATTAATGTAGATATAAATAGGGTTTTAAACCAAATTGAACGAAATAAATTGTTATATACAGCTATAACTAGAGCTAAGAATAGATTATTTGTTATTTAACACATTAAAAATAAAAAAAAAAGTATATGGGTAATAAAATAAAAAAATGTGTTCATCTTGCGGATATTCACATTAGGACTTTTAGGTTACATGATGAATATAAAGATTCTTTTGACACTCTTTTAAATCAGTTAGGTGAATTATTAGAAGGGTATAAAAAAGAAGAAATTAGAATAGTAATCGCTGGTGACCTTGTTCACCAAAAAATTATTATTTCTAACGAACAATTGATGCTAGGTACTTGGTTTTTGAGAGAATTAGAAAAAATAGGTCCAGTTGTTATTATTGCTGGTAACCACGATTTATTGGAGAACAATAAAGACCGAATGGATAGTATTAGCCCGATGGTTCAATTTTTACCAGACCAAGATATAAACTATTTTAAAGAATCTAAATGTTATTTAGATGGTGACGTTGTTTGGTGTGTGTATTCAATTTTTGAAGAAAATAAAAGACCAGATATTGAATCGGCCAGATTACAGTTTGGTGATGATAAAACATATATTGGTTTATTTCATGGTCCATTAATAGGTTTAAAAACAGATATTGGTTACGAGATTGACCATGGTTATAATATAAATATATTTGATGGGTGTGATATAGTTATGTGTGGTGATATCCATATTAGAAGTGGGTTTAATCACATCCAAAATATAGAAATTAATGAAGAAGATTTAGAAACTTATATAAAAATGGGTTGGGAGATTGATAATTGATTTATCTTTTAAGCTTTGTCGTTATATTTATTAATAAATAATAATACAACAAAATTTTAGAGAAATGAATAAATGTAAAATCTGTCAAAAAGAAACTAAAAATAAAGTATATTGTTCAATTAAATGTCAACATATTGGTTATAAAGAAATAAAAGTTAATAGAGTTAAAGAAAATTGTTTATATTGTAAAAATGAATTTGAAACGTTACCTAATAAACTTGAGAACGGGAAAAAATATTGTTCTAGGATATGTAAAGATTCTCATCAAAAAGAACTTTATTTAAAAGAGGGTAACCCAGTATTTAACATTAAGCATAGTGATGAATGGAAAGAACATCATTCTATTAGAATGAAAAAAATATGGCGGAATGATGAACATAAAGAAAAAGTTAAAATTGGACATGAAAAATTTTTTAATGATAATGGATTTTGGATGGGTACAGATGAGGAATCTTGTTTAAAGAAAAATGAAACTAATTTAGATAAATATGGTGCTGAGTGTATATTAAGCGTTAAAGAATTTAGAGAAATCGCTAATAATACATGTTTATTAAAATATGGTAAAACATCATTTCAGTTAATGAGGGAAGGGTTAAAGAAAACTAAAGGTACAAATATTGAAATTAAAATTAGTAATATTTTAATAGAAAATAAAATTAAGTTTCAAACCCAATATGATGTTTATTATGGTAATAAATTTAAAACTTATGATTTTTACCTAATAGAGTTAAATTTATTAATTGAAGCTGATGGTGATTATTGGCATGTAAACCCTATTAAATATAATGAATTAAGTATTTTAACCGAAATTCAAATTAAAAATAAAGAAAATGATGAATTTAAGAATAAATTAGCCTTAGAAAAAGGTTATAATTTAGAAAGATTTTGGGAAATGGAAATAAAAAAGAAAAATTTTAAATTCTTATTAGCTAATGTGATAAAAAAATATAAAAAATATGATTAAAATGAAAAAAGTGATTCCTATAATGATGAGTTCATCATTGATACAACAAAACTTTGGTGAAAACTTAACAAAACATGGGTTTTTATTGTGGGACATCCCAACTAAAACATATACTGAACACGATGTTGAAAATAAGTTCCCTTATTATCAATTTAAAATTAAATCAATTGAGGATATTGAAAACGGAACAGAAAAAATAACAAATTTATAAAACAAAAACAAAAAATATGACGTTAGGGGAATTAAAAGAGTTTATTGCGGCTATTCCAGAATCTATGGATGGTTATAGTATTGTAAATGGTGAAGTAGGTCTTTTAGACCCAGAAGATGAGAACAGTTTAGTTTATCGTTTAGATAAACCAATAATTGCATTATATGTGGATGAGCATGGTAGAGAAGTCTGTTTCTTCCACCAAACACAAGAAGACGTAAATAATAAATTAGATGGAGCTACCGCAACAAATTAAAAATGAAATATGGGATTACTGTAGACTTAACAATGTGACAAACATTGATGAGTTTACTATGAAATTAGTTAAGCAAGGTTTTACCGTTGAGAAATTTGGAGCCTCACCAGCCGTTGCTGAAAAAATAGTTGAAAAAATAGTGGAAGTTGAAAAAGTAGTTGAGGTAATAGTTGAAAAAGAGGTTTATATTACTGATGATTTAGAAACGAAAAAAATGGTTGATGAAATTAATAAATTACAAAAAGAGTCAACAACTAATAATGGTGTACAAAGCAAATTAAAAGAACAAATATCAAAACTAACTGAACAGTTAAAAACAGTTAATAAAGAATTAGAAAAAGAAAAAAATAAAAATAAAACCGACATTTATGGCGAATAAAACAGATACATTAGATAACACATTAATATCACCGTATTCCAAGATTAAAGTATATTGGGATGACCAACCACACAACTACAGCAAAGAGGCCAAAAATAAGATTAGAAACTATATAGCTAACAAGTACGGTGTTCAAAAAAATAATATAACGGTTGTTTATAGACCAGTTAGGTTCAATACCGATGGTGATGCCATTGAAATCACTGGTGCTGGTATGGAGAACATCATGGATGTTAACTATCAAAGAGCGCTTATGAAAGAGTTAATTACTAGAGATGGTAAGAATGTTGATTTCAACCGTATTGTTGCTTTAGATGACAAGGTAAACGGTGAATTAAATGTTGATTTAACGCAAACAACACATAGAAGTTGGTCAATTAAATGGCTTATGATAGATAATTTCTTATCCTTTGGTGAAAGTAATTACGTTCCTTTTAGCAAATTAAAAGGTTTAACTATAGTAAATTCAATTCCAGCTAATCAAGGTGGTAAATGTGTTAGGTCTGACACTCGGATAAATATACAATTTGATAAGGAAGAAATAGGTAAAAAAATAGGGGTTTTACCAGACGAAATAACAATCGGTGAGTTAAATTCGATATATGAAAAATATGGTGATTTAGGTTTTAAGGTTAATACACCTTACGGGTATAAAGATATTACTTGGTGTGGTATCACTGAAGAGAATGCGGATGTATATCGCTGTGAGCTTGAAGATGGAAAATATGTTGAGGGCGCTGACTATCACAGGCTTAAAAAAGAAGATGGTGAATTTGTCGTTTTAAAAGAAGTAGAAGTTGGTGAGCGGATTCAAACAGTTAATGGAATATCTAATGTTAAATCTATTAAGTTGATGGATTTCAAAGATACTCTATATGATATTCAAGTAGATGAAGTCCACCAATATTATTCCAATGGTATAGTTTCTCATAATACAACTTTAACTATTGACGCTATTAAATTTTTGTTACATGGTAACACAACAAAAACAGACACAAACGAACAAATCTTCAACACCTACAGTAATAAGAACGAACTAGTAGTAAGAGGTATGATTGAAATTGAGGGTGAAGAGACTATCATTGAGCGTAAAATGAGACGCACGGCTAAAAAAGATGGTGGTTGGACTGTTACAAATAGAGTTAACTACTACAGAATACTTCCAGATGGTGAAGAAGAAGCGTTAAATGAAGAAGACGCTACTCAAACAACTAGAAGGCTTAAAGAAACTATTGGTAGTGAAAAAGATTTTGAGATGTTAGTGTTGGCAACAGAAAAAAACTTAGACGACCTTATTGGTTTGACTACAACTGAATCTGGAAAAATTTTAACTAGGCTTATTGGTTTAGAAATACTAGAACTTAAAGAAAAAGCGGCTAGAGAAATGTATAATGAATTTGCTAGGAAGAAAAAATCTAATGAATATGATGTTATTACTTTAGGTGAAGAAATAGATGACCATAATGATAAAATTATTTTGGGTGAAGAATTAGATGTTGAGTTAAAACAAAAATTGGGTAACACTAAATCTGAAATCCAAACACTTACTGATAGTAAAGACGATTTAATCGATAGCAAAGAAAAAATCGACGTTACCATTTCAGAACTTAACCCAGAAAAATTAGAAAGTGAAGTTGATAAATTAATTGATAAAGGTGTTGAATTTAAAGAAAAGGTTGCTGGGTTAAAAGTTAAGATAACCGCAATTGGTGAAATTGATTTTGATGAAGATAAACATTTAGAATTCTCTAAAGATTTTAATGTAAACACTACAAATAAAGCGTTAAAAGAGGCTGAGATAACAAGGCTTGAAAAAGTTGTGACTGGTTTGATTGCTGGTGGTGTTTGTCAATCGTGTAATAGAAAATTAGATGATGTGGATAACTCACTACACATAACTAAACATGAATTGGAAATAGAAAATTTAAGAAAAGAAGTTTTGGGTGTTGATGAAACGTTAAATTCGTTATCTGCTAAATTAACTACTTTAAATGAAAACAAATTGCTAATTGATAACAAAAATAAACTAGAGTTAAATGTTGATAGAATGGAAGTTGAAATGGGTTCGTTGAGAAATGATGTAATCGCAAAGAAAAATGACCTTAAAAAATATCAGCTTAATTTGCATGCTATTGAGTTTAATAAAAAAATAGAGATTAAAGTTATCGACGTTAAAACAAAATTAGCGGTTTGCGAATATTCAAAAGACCAAACAATTATAAACATACAAAGGGTTCAAGCAGATATACAAACCAATAAAACTAGTGTTATCACTAAAACAAAATTAATAGAAACGATAAAAAAAGAAGAAGAAGTTGATAAGATTTTCAAGATTTATATCGAGTTGGTTGGTAAGAAAGGTATTAGTAAATTAGTTTTGCGTTCTGTTTTACCGATTATTAATTCTGAAGCACAAAGATTGTTAGAAGATGTTGTAGATTTCGATATTGAGATATCTATGAATGATAAGAACGATGTCCAATTTTTAATGGTTAAAGATGGTATATCTAAATTACTAAAATCTGGTTCTGGGTTAGAGAAAACAGCGGCTAGTTTAGCACTTAGAGCAGTGTTAGGTAAATTATCTACTTTACCTATGCCTAACTTTATTACTTTTGATGAAGTATTAGGTAAAGTGGCATCAGAAAATTTAGAAAAATTGAAAAATCTCTTTGATAAAATAAAAGATATGTATGAAATTGTTTTCTTTATTACGCACAATGATTTGGTGAAGGATTGGTCAAATAATATTATTACAGTTATTAAAAAAGATAATCTGTCTAGTATTAGCGTAAAATAGTTGCAATTGCTAGTTAATTGTAGTACCTTTGTTTAAAATAACGATATATGAAATTTAAAAATTATTGTGTGATTATCATGGGTGATACCGATGGTGTTCTTAAAGAAATTGAAAAAATTAGTGATTCTAAACCCAACATATTGGATGCCAGAGGTATAATCATAGGTACGTTCACTTCTTTTGTTGATGTTAAAGAAATATCGGCTTGGTTTACTTTAAATAACAGAAGTTTTATGGTCTTTGATTTAGACCCAACAAACTCTGGGTACTTAATAACCAAAAAAGATGTACATGACGGTTTATTTGGATTTATAGGTAAAATAACTAATAATGAACTTGATACAAAAACGATTGAGTTTTTAAAGGTCATGGCCTCTAAACCGAACCCCACCAACACAGAGGAAATTGAAGATGCTGTAATTGAAAACCAAACAAACGAAAAAAAAGTTATTAATGAGGTTGATATTAAAAATATGACTAAAAAAGAACGAGAAAATTTGATAAATCAAATTATGGATAATGGTTTAGAAAATATGAGCGAATACGATAAAAAAATATTACCATTATTAGCAAAATAATGTGCAAAAACCCTTGACTTTATTGGGTTTTTTCGTATATTTGTATTGTTAAAACATAACAAAATAAGATTAAAATGAAACAGTTTAATGGACAAAAGGTTTACAAATTTTGAAACAGATGATAGCATCGCAAAATATTTTAAGGAAGTAAGAAAATCGGTGTTATTAACACCAGAAGAGGAAGTTAATTTAGCGAAAAGAATTAAAGATGGTGACACTAAAGCCACCGAAGAATTAGTAAAAGCAAATTTAAAGTTTGTCATTTCAATCGCAAAAGAATATCAAAATCAAGGCTTGGCTTTATCTGATTTGATTAGTGAAGGTAATTACGGTTTAATTAAAGCAGCGAGTAGGTTTGACCATAATAGAGGTTTTAGGTTTATATCATATGCTGTTTGGTGGATTAAACAATCTATTATACAAGGCCTTAATGATAACGCTAGGGTGGTTAGATTACCAGCTAACATTATCAATAAGATAACAAAATTGAATAAAGAAATTTCTAGATTTGAAAATGATAATGAAAGACAACCAGTTTTTGGTGAGATTTTAAAAAGTGATAGTCAAATAGCTGCAACTTTAAATTTTCCAAGAGCAACTTCTCTAAACCAATTAATAAATGAAGACGGTGATGAGTTAATAGAATTGATTCCATCTGAATCAATTGATGTTGATGAGTTAGAAATAAATGAAAAAATAAAAGATGGGTTAGCTAAAATTTTAGATGTCTTAGATAACAGAGAACGAATGATAATCGAGTGTTATTTTGGTATAAATACAGACTGTGAGTCAATGACTTTGGAGGCAATCGGTGAAAATTACGGGTTGACGAAAGAAAGAATTCGTCAAATAAAGGAGAAGGCTATACGAAAATTAAGACATAACGCACAAGGTTTACGAATATTAATGAATGAATAAAGAAAAGGGTTTTAGAACCCTTTTTTTGCAATTAGTATATTTATAATAAAACAAAAAAGTATGAAAATTAAGTTTAGATATATAATGTTATTTTTAGCGTTATCTGTTGCTGGGTGTGCCGCATACTTTTCGGTTTAAAATAATTTAAGTAATTTTTTGTGGTTGCTATATATTTATTAATATGGGAAAGAAAAAAACTAAAGAAGAATTCATTAATGATTCTAAAATAATTTATGGTGATAAATACGATTATTCATTAGTTGAATATGTAAATAATAAAACTAAAATTAAAATAATTTGCCCAATACATGGGGTATTTGAAAAAACACCAGATAAACATTTGTATGGTAAAAGTGGTTGTTTAAAATGTGATAATTACCATACAAAAAATATTAATAATCACAAAAGAACAGTTGTTGATAGGATGAATGTTAAACATAATAATTTTTATGATTATTCATTAGTTGAATATGTAAATAATAAAACTAAAATTAAAATAATTTGCCCAATACATGGGGTATTTGAACAAACACCAAATAATCATTTACAAGGTAATGGTTGTTTAAAATGTGGTGGTACTGAAAAGATGTCGACACAAGATTTTATAAATAAAGCTAAATTAGTTCATGGTGATAAATATGATTATTCATTAGTTAATTATGTTAATTATAAAAATAAAGTAAAAATAATTTGTTCACTTCACGGAGTATTTAATCAATCATTTATTAAACATTGTAATCGAAAAAATGGTTGTCCTATTTGTAAAGAATCAAAAGGTGAAAAACAGATAAGGGTTTTTTTAGAAAATAATAAAATTAATTTTACACCACAATATAGATTTAATAATTGTATAAATAAATACCCATTACCATTTGATTTTTATTTACCAGATTATAATATGTGTATTGAATTTAATGGTGAACAACACTATAAAAGCTTTAAATTTTTTGGTGGTAGTGAAAAATTTAAACAACAATTAATTAATGATAATATTAAATTAAAGTTTTGTGAAAATAACAAAATACAATTGTTAATTATAAAGTATGACGAAAACGTTATTAATAAATTAAAAAAAAAATATAAAAAATGAATTTTAAATATATTATGTTAATTACAGCTATTATAATAGCTATTACTAGTGCTGGGTTTTCAATTTTTGGGCTTAGTCAATTATTTGCGGGTGCTAGTACTGCTGTCATTATAATGGCATCAATACTAGAATTGGGTAAGATTGTTACCACGACAGCGCTACATACATACTGGGATAAGCTAGCCAAAGGTCTTAGAATATATTTAACTATTAGTGTTGGGGTTCTTATGATAATCACATCTGTTGGTATTTATGGTTTTCTTTCAAACGCTTACCAAAAAACAGCTAATAAATTAGAAATACATGAAGGTGAATTAGGTGTGTTAAACGGTAAAAAAATAGTGTTTGAAAAAAGTCTAGCTGATAACCAAAAAATTATTGATGGTAAAACAAAACGTTTAGACCAATTATCAAATCTTAGAACTAACCAAGAATCACGTTTGGATGGTTCAACCTCAAATAGAGCTAGAAATAGTGTTAGAAGTGATATTGCGTCTGCTAATTCAGAGATTCAAAAATTAACACTAGATATTGACGAATTAAACGTTAAAAATTCTGTGTTGTCTGATTCTATCAGTTCATATAATGTAAAAGGGCTTGAAAAGAAGGCCAATAACGCTATTGCTGGTGAAGTTGGGCCATTGAAGTATATATCTGAACTTACAGGTGTTCCTATGTCTAATGTGGTTAACTATATGATATTATTATTAATATTTGTGTTTGACCCATTGGCTGTCGCTTTAATTCTTATAACAAATAAAGTGTTCATATTGGAAACAGGTCACGTTATTGAAGAAGAAACAAAAGTAGTTAAAAATAAAAAAGTTACTGAAAAAAAATGGTTAGACTGTCTTAAAAATATTTTAAAAAAAACTGCGACTAAAAAAGATTCGACAAAAGACATCCTAGAAACCCTTGTTGAAAAATTAAAAGGTGAGGGAGTAAATGAGGGAGTAAATGAAGAAATTGAAATAAAAACCGTTAAAAAAGAACCAATTGCTGTCAAGGGTAAAATAGAGTTAGAAGATATCAAAGAGATAAAAGAAGGAAACAGAGGTTTTTCTGTTAAAGTTCCAGAACCAAAAACTACTAATATGGTGGAAAGAATTGGTTCTAATAAGATAGTTAAAGATGGTGATAACAATAAAGTTATTTTTAGACGTGATTAATGAATATTAATAAAGATTATATTTTAAGTAAAAACAATTACGTACCTATTGATAGTATAAAAACTCAAATAGTTTTAGGTAGTACCTTTAATCATGATATGAAACATGTTATTGGATGGCAAAATAGATACAATGGAAATTACAAAAAAACAGCTGCGTTTACTATAAATTCGGCTGGTGTTATTTATAATCATTTTGACCCAAAACATTATTCTAATTTTTTTGGTAAAACGGAACAAGATTCCAAATCAATAGTAATTCTTTTGGAAAATGATGGTTGGTTAATAAAAGACGAAGAAAAAAAAGAATTTATTACTTGGATTGGTAATATTTATAATAAACCAAATGAAGTTTTTGAAAAAAAATGGCGAAACTATCGTTATTGGGCACCACACACGCAAACACAATTTGATTCGGCCGTCAAGCTAGTTAAAAAATTATGCGCTGAATTTTATATACCTTTAGAGGTTATTGGTCACAATACAAAAGTGGATTCCCTATCTGATTTTCAAGGGGTGATTTATAAAAGCAATATTGAAAAACATTACACAGATTTAAACCCATCATGGAATTGTGTTGAGTTTAAAAATAAACTAGAAGAAATATGAAAGAAAACATTAACGAACATGATATGACCAAGAAAATGATGGGTATCATTAGAGGTGGGTTTAAATCACTTTTAAAAGAAGAGGAGCAATCTATGGTACCTGTTGAAGGTAATGAAGGTTCAGAACCTAAAAAAGTAGAAGATGTGGTTACGCCAGTGGCTGGTGATGCCGTTTTTAATGACGAACTAAAAAAATTAAGAGACACCGTTACCCCTAGAATTAAAATAACTAGCTTTAAGATATTTCCAACAGATGAAAATGTGATTATTGATGGTGCTATGGAGTATAAAGAGTCAGAAGGAACTGGTATCATATTTAAAATGTCTTTGGCTGCTGGTGAGGTTGAAACCACTATGAATGATATTGAATTGAACGACAATATCAGTGTTTTACTGCAAAAATTAAAAGGTTACTATGAAAACTTTAGACTTGAGTGGTCAAAAAAATTACCTAACGAATATAGACCAAAACAAAACTAATGGAAAAATCACTAGATATCAAATCAATTTTTATTATTGTTTTAGGTGTGTTATTGTTAATAGCTGTTTTTGTTGGTCAAAAAAATAACCCTAGTGATTATCAAAAACAAATTAGTGTGTTAGATAAAGATAACAAAAAGTTATTTTCTAGAATTGATGGTTTAAAAAGCGAAATTAATAAATTAGACACATTTATTGTTAGTATAGAAAATAAAATAAAAGAAAATGATGTAAAACTATCTAAAACGCAATCACAATTAAACGATTTAAAAAATAAAAAAAATGAAATACCTATTTATGTTAATAGTTTGTCTGCTAATGGTGTTGCCAACGCATTCTCAGCCTATCTCGAAGAATAACCCTAGAGTTGCCACTGTAGTGACAACACAAGGCGATACATTAATACAATTCCATATAAAAGACGCTAAAAAAATATTAGTCGACGTGTTGGATAAGAAAATTGTTGATAGTATTGTAAATGTTTACATGTTAAGAGATAGTTTACAAAAAAATACTATTGAATTACAAGTATCAAAGATAAAAGCGATGCAACAAAAAAGCGATAACCAAGTACAGCAAGTTATAAATTTAGAAAGAATTATAGCAAATAAAGATGAAGAAGTTGCTATTTTAGATAATACAATTGAAGACCAAAATAAAGAAATAAAAAAACAGAAAAGACTTAAAATATTAGCTTTTATTGGCGTTATTGCTCTTCCAATATTAGTTTTATTATTATAAGTATTGAAAAAGTAAGACAAAGAAAAGCGATGGTAAAGATAGGGTGACAATCACCCAAAACGATATTACCATCAAGTAACTATTATAAGAAAATAAATAAAAGCCTTTAGTGAGGCTTTTTTTGTTATTCTTAATATTTATAATAAAAACATTATAATGGTCGAAAACAATAAAAAAATTAACGAAAATCTTAGTAAAGCCGATATGTCCAAAGAAATAAAAATTTACATGGATAGTGAGGCATTCAAATCAAAAGTTGAAAAGATAGTTAAAGATAGGCTTAAAAATGAAAAAGAACTAGAAGATAAAGTAGTGGAGATAACTAAAAACGTTCTCACACAGTTATTCAAAGCTCTTTGGGTTAAAAAAAGTTTTTGGAGAGATAATTTAAGTAATAAAACAAATTAAACTATGAACAACGATTCAAATAAAAACAAATTGAAAATAACCAAAGAACAATACAACAGAATTTTTGCTTCTGGTTTAATCAAAGAAAATATTATTGAGATGCAGTTTCCAAAAGTTAAGGGTGGTTTAACTAGAGTTGATAAAGCATTTAAACAAGCTACCAACGGTGAAAATATTTCAAATATTAATGTCGCTAATGAAGAAAACATAAAAACTTCAGACTTTAACATTAAAACACCTATAAAAGGTTTAAGTAGCTCTATACAAGGAAAGTTTGATAAACCCATGATGGAAAATGAAGACCAACTAAAAAAAGAAACTTTAGA